TTAACAAAGAGAGCAATGGGTGGTATATCATCAAACATGCAGCACTCTGGTGTTTATGGTGGTAGTAATATGGATGATAATCCTTGGAAGATGAGAATAGGTGATGAGTTTGAAGATTTATCTCAATGGTTATAAAATAGTAGTGTTTTGATAAATTACGATATTTATGGTATATGTCAAAATATAAATTAAAGCCAAATGATTAAATTAACAAATATTCTAAAAGAAGATGAGTATGTTGACCAAGCCTACTCAATGGGTGATACTCCAACTGATAACCCAATCGATGATTACGATGAGTTGGATGTTGAGCAAGAAGATATGGATGATTTCATAAACTTCTTAAAAAGTTATTCAACTCAATTAGAAGAAGCAAATTGTAATTGTGTTTATGAAGCGGAATATCAGGGTAGAGAAGTAAAATTAGGCAAACCATCAGCGGGAGATGTTAAAAAGTTCAAGGTATATGTAAAAAATCCTAAGACTGGTAAAGTTATTAAAGTAAACTTTGGCCAAAAAGGAGTAAAAATTAAGAAAAATAATCCTGGTAAAAGGGCTAATTTTAGAGCAAGACACAATTGTGAAAATCCTGGACCTAGAACAAAAGCAAGATATTGGTCTTGTAGAAAATGGTAAAATAAATTATGGCAGAAGAACAACAAATAGATGACAGAAGTTTCTTTGGTAGACTTAAAAAGCTATTCTCAACTAATGCAATTGTAACGGTTGATAAAGATGGTAAGAGAAAAGTTGTAGATACTGAAGACCGTCAATATAACACAAACTTTGTAAATCTTAGAGATAGATATACTAAATTACAAAGGTCTTATTATGAAACTCAGCAGGGTGCTCAATCAATGGCATATCATCAAGTTCGTAGAGAACTTTTTAGAGATTATGATGCTATGGATAGTGACCCAATTATTTCTTCCGCTTTAGATATATATGCAGATGAAAGTACAACTAAGAACGAATATGGTGATGTACTTCAAATTAAATCTACAAATGAGAATGTAAGAGAATTACTTCATAATTTATTTTATGATATAATGAACATAGAATTTAATTTATGGCCTTGGGTTAGAAATTTAGTAAAATATGGAGATGCTTTTTTAGCATTAGAAATTGCAGAAGATAAGGGTGTTATAAATGTAATGCCACACTCAATTTATAATGTGGAAAGATTAGAAGGTACTGACCCTAATAATCAAAACTATGTAAAGTACAAAGTTGAATTAGACCGTTTTGGTAAAAAAGAATATGAGCAATATGAAATGGCTCACTTCCGTATGTTATCTGATACCAACTTCTTACCTTATGGTAAATCAATGGTAGAAGGTGCAAGAAGAATTTGGAAGCAATTATCACTTATGGAAGATGCGATGTTAATACATCGTATTATGAGAGCACCTGAAAAAAGAATATTCAAAATTGATATTGGTAATATTCCGCCGGTAGAGGTTGATAACTATATGCAAAAGATTATTAACAAAATGAAGAAAACTCCATTTGTTAATAAAGAAACTGGTGATTATAACTTAAAATATAATATTCAAAACCTTACTGAAGATTTTTTCTTACCTGTACGTGGTAGTGATAGTGGTACGAATATCGAAAACCTACAAGGTTTAGAATACGCGGCTATTGAAGATATTGAATATCTAAGAGGTAAATTATTTGCAGCATTGAGAGTACCAAAGGCGTATTTATCGTATGATGAAAACGTTAATGGTAAAGCTACATTGGCAGCAGAAGATGTTCGTTTTGCTAGAACTATCGAAAGAATTCAAAGAACGGTTGTTAGTGAATTAACAAAGATAGCAATTGTACATTTAGCGGCTCAAGGTATTGAAGATTCGGAAATGACAAACTTTGAACTAACACTTACTAACGCTTCTACTATTTATGAGCAGGAGAAAGTTAATTTGTGGAGTGAGAAGGTAAGATTGGCATCTGATGCAAAAGCACTTAATATGTTATCATCTGATTGGTCATACCATAATATATTTGGATTATCACAGGATGAAGTTGATATTGAAAGAGCTAAAGTAATTTTAGACCTTAAAGATAGATTCAGACATACTTCAATCGAACAACAAGGACAAGACCCAGCAAACCCACCACAACAACAAAATGTGGAGGAGGAAATTGGTAAACTTAAAACCGAAATTGAACTAAATAGGGGAGTTGGAAGACCAAGAGAAGGAAATACTTATGGTAAAGATAAACATCCGTATGGTAGAGACCCATTAGGAGATAAGGAAAATCATAAGGAAAGAAAAAGAGATGATAGACACTTAAACGCAAACGCCAAAAAGCTAGCAAGAGAATATATAAACGGAATTTCATCAAAAAAGAAGATTTTAAGTGAAAAATCTGATATGTTAGATGAAAAAAACTTATTAGACGATACTAAAATTTAATAAAGAAAAATTTGTTTATATTTATATGTGTTAGTTTATAGGGTAGATTAAATATAGGGTAATTAAATGAAAAAAATTAAACATTCCAAGTTTAAGAACACTGGGGTGTTATTTGAGCTTTTAGTAAGGCAAATAACATTGGAAGTTCTTAATGGCGATAAAAAAGAAACCGCTAAAAACATTGTAAGAGAGTTCTTCGCTCCTAATACAGAGTTAAATAAAGAGTTACGTCTTTATGATATACTATTAAAGGAGAAGTATAGTTCCGAAATAAAAGCGGATAGATTGGTAGAAACCGTGTGTGATGCACATGCTAAATTAAATCAATCGGCATTATCAAAAGAGAAATTTAATCTTATAAAAGAAGTTTCGGCTAAGTTTGATATAGAACAATTCTTATCATCACCTATAACTAATTATAAAGTTTTAGCTTCTATATATAAAGTATTTGAATCTAAAAGAGAATCAAATTATGATATTAAAGATATTTTTAATTCTAAAATTACTTTAATTGAGAATATTACATCTAAGCCCTCTCAAAAACTTCAACCAACGGAAGATAAGAAGTTGATTGAATCCTATAAACAACAAGACAAAGACCTTAGATTACTTACCTATAAAATCCTTGTAGAAACTTTTAATAAAAAATATACAAATTTGGATGATTCTCAAAAGAATTTATTAAAAGAGTATATTAATAATATTACTAATACTACAAAATTTAAAGATTACGTTTCAGTTGAGCTTCCAAAGATTGTAGCTGAATTAAAAACAATCAAATCAAAAGTAGAAGATAAAGTTACTACTATTAAACTATCTGAAACTATTTCTGTTTTAGAAAAAATGAAAATCGGTAAAACTGTATCCGATTCTCAAGTTTCATCAATTATGCTTTCGTATGAGTTAATTAAAGAACTTAAATCTAAATTAAAATAATGGAAGCAAAATTAAAAGAAGCAATCCGTAAATACGTTAGAGAGCGTAATATAAAAAGAACATTAGATGAGATGTCTGTGACTGGTAATGTTGCAGGATATGATACACCAGCTGCATTTGCAAAGCCTGGTCAAACTAAAAAGAAAAACAATAGATTAGCTAGTGTAACCGGCGGAACTGTTGTAGATGATTTAGAAGAAGCAAAAATATTAAATCTAAAACAAGAAAAAGAAAAACCAACCGCAGCTAAAAAAGAGCCAGGTGCAGAAATTGCAGATGTTAGTGGTATGATTATGGCTGAAAATCGTTGGTTAGAACTTAAAAGAGAAGAATCTTCGCCAAAAGCAAAAGTTGGTAGAGGAGTTTCTAATATACAAAAACAACTTTCTGAAATAGAGAAGTTTGTTAATTGGTATTCTAAAATTAAGACAGAAAATGGACTTAAGAAAGAGGATTACTGGAAAAGAACAAACGCATCGTTATATAAAATCAGAGAAAGGTTAATGGGGATAACTGAAAAATTAAGAACACTATAATATGAACACATCAATTACAAAATCAAGACTAAAAGAATTAGTTAAAGAAGTAATGGTAGAAGAAGCAGATTACCAAACATTCTTCAAAAAAGCATTAGAAAAAGCTGGAAAGAGCATCAATGATATGAGTGATGATGAAAAGAAAGCATTCTTTAACAAAATTGATACTGCTTGGAATGGTAAGGGTGAAAAAAACGAAGAACTAACTGGTGGACAACATAAATTAGATGTTGATAAAGATGGTGATATTGAAGGAGATGATTTGGCGGATTTAAGAGCTGGTAAAAAAGTAGATGAATCAACTACAACATCTGCTCCTGGTGCTTGGGTAGAATCAGTAAATGAAGCTGTTGATGTTAAAGCTGGGGGCTATCGTCTTGTATCAAAACCAAATGAAGGAGTTAAACTATATTATGGTGGTAAAGTAATTGCAACCGGATTTTATGATATGGATGATTGGTATTTTTGGATGCAGCATTCTAATTGGAAAGGAAGTGATAAAGGATTTAATAATCCTAAAGAGATAATCAACTATTTTAGAGCAAAAAAGATTACAACCGAAAATATTGCAACTGAATTACCAAAAGCAACAATACCATCTGCCGTTAAACAAAGATTGGGAATGGCTATTGATAAAATTAAAGATGCTAAACTTAGTAATGTTCAAAAATTACAATTAGTAGCACAGGTTGTTGATAGTTTAGGTATTGATAAATCTCAATTAGGTACAATGGCTTCTAAAATTAGAAGTAAAATGGAATCTAAAAAATAAGAATATAATAATGAAATCATTACTAATAGAAACAAACCTATTTGAAGGTAAGGTAAAAGAAGATGAAGGAGGAAGAACCTTAGTAAAAGGAGTTCTACAAAGAGCATCTGCCGAAAATCAAAATGGTAGAGTGTATCCTAAAGAAATCTTAATGAGAGAAGCTAAGAAATACGAAGTTCTTATTAAGGAGCGTAGAGCATTGGGTGAATTAGACCATCCAGATTCTACTGTAATTAACTTAAAGAACGTATCTCATAACGTAAGAGAAATTCATTGGGAAGGGGATGACCTTTGTGGGACAGTAGAAATTCTACCAACTCCATCTGGTAATATCTTAAAAGAATTATTAAAAGCTGGAATCTTATTAGGTATCTCATCAAGAGGTATGGGTTCGGTAACTAATATCGGAGAAGGTAAGGTAAAGGTTCAGGATGACTTTGAATTGATTGGTTGGGATTTTGTATCAAACCCATCAACACATGGTGCATTTATGGTGCCTGTAAACGAATCTGTTAATAGAAGTTTACAACAAATAGGAACTGATGTTTGTGGTGAGTACTGCAAAGCACAGGATTTAATGAGAGAAATAATAACTGAAATAGCATAATAATGGCAAAGAATTTCGACATATACGATTATGTACACAACAATAAGATAACCTTAAAAGTTGATGCACAAAAAGGAACAACTGTAGCGAAAGCATACAATGACATCCGTAAAACTAACTTGAAGGAAGTAAAGATAGTTAATGGTAAGTTTAGTTTAGCAGAAAACTTAGAAGATAGAAAATTATCTAACGAAGTAAAAAAGCACTTCTTAGAAATCATTTCTACTTACAATACTTTTCAAGACCAAATGAAAAGACAATCTGATATGACAGAGGTTGCAAACACATTAGGTGCTATTGTTGAGGCTGCAAAAGAAATGACCCTAAGAGAAAGTGGGGATTGGTTCGATGCAGTTACTGTAAAAAGAAACATGCAGGAATTGGATAAATTGGGAAAATCATTTGATAAATTCGCAATGGAAGCAAAAGCAATGGATGAAAGATTACATTCTTTATATGAAGATATGGGTCACATCTTAGGCCGTTACTATGAAATAGCAGATATATCTACGGATACAATGCATGAAAGATTAGGCAATAAAAAGAAATAATTATGATTAGTTTAGGTGGATTGGTAAATCAAAAAGCATTTGGTAAATTTGAAATGGGTAAAGTAATTTCTAATCCATTCGCAAACGCATTCGTTAATGAAGCAGAAGGTGAAGACCACGAAGTTTCTATGGCAAATAATTCAATAGATACCATTATTAAGATGGCAACTGAATTGAAAGCTAAAATGGGTGAAGATGAAAAACAAATTCCAGCTTGGATTCAAGACCATATAGCTAAAGCAGAAAACTTAATTTCTCAAGCATCTGGAAACTATCACGAATATGGTGATTCAAACGAAAGTGTAAACGAAGCACCTAAAAAATTAAAACATACTA